CAGGGTAAGTCCCACCGTTAGCCAAACGATTCAGTTCTGCACAAAGTGTGCTACCTGGTGTACCAGCCACTATCTAGCCTTTCTCTTTGCTACTCCTGCATTATCTACAAGATTTGGATATGGCCTACCAGCCGCTTTAGCGCGGCGTTTAGCCGCAGCCTTCTGGCTAGGTGTAAGTTTCTTAGACTTTTTCTTAGGATTCTTCTTATCCCAAAATGCTTTCTTCTTCACCACTTCACCTTGTCTGCCCAATACGCTGCACTCATCTTGCCCTTGGCAATGTTCTTACGGTGACGAGCCTTGAAAGACTTACGCTTCATCTTCATACGCTGGGATTCTCCAGCCTTCGGCTTGCCAGCAACCTTCGCTCCTTGTTCACCAAAGCGAATAGTTTTGACTTGGCTACCTTCTTTAGCCACAACAATGTGTGACTTCTTAGGATGATTCGGTGTGCGCTTTGGTTTATTGAAACCAGAGACACCGGCTCTAGCGAGCCTTGGGTCCTTCTTGCTTGCCATATTCCCCGTGCTTTCCTAGTACTGCTCTTATAGTTCCATCTTTACGAAGCCTCACAACCATCCCATTCTTAATCTGGATTGGGTTAAACCCTCTGTGAGGCTTGTATTTTCCTGACGACATTACTTCTTGGTTCTTGCTTTTCTAGCGGCTTTAACTGCACGCCTAGCCTCTACTTCTGCAACCTGTGCGTCAGCAGTGGCCATTAAAGCATCGTAATAAGATTTTTTAAAGTCCATAGGCTTTGATACGTGCTTCCAACTTTCTTTACGAAACTTTTCGTAAGCCTTGCCTTCAGCCTCATAACGAATCTCTTCTAAACTTTTTCTAGCCATTACATAGCCTTCTTCTTCTTGGCAGCCATCTTCTTCTTGGCTTTCTTTAATTCCATTTTCTTCTCAGCCTTGGATTCCATCTTCTCAGCCATTGCATAAGCCTTGGCTGCCTTCTTTCCCTTGGCTGTATATGGGAACTTCTTCTTACCGACCTTTGGCATTATGCACCTATCTCTTTCATTACCTCGGCTACGCCCTTGTTTATCTTGTGTGCTTTCGGCATACTGTCACCGTCATATGCTTTACCAAGCACTTCAGATGCTTTGTATGCCGCTTGTATATCTTGCATACGGGTTGTATTGGGCTGTATGCCCTGTGCTCTAGCATCCCGATATGCTTGTAGTTCAGCATTCCATTTCTTATCTGGAATATCTCGCTTTGCGTCCCCAGCGTTCATCTGGATAGACAGACCCTTACAGCCGAAGCAGCCTTCAACTGGCTGTGGGTGATGCTCCCAATGTTTCATATTGCAGTAAAGTTACTTTCTGTTATCCCCACACCACCGGCAATTAAGTCTGCCTTAGTGGCATCATCTACTACATATTCATAGCCACCACGATATACAACATCATAGTCAGCCAAGTCTTCGTCTAGCAGATACCTAGCCTGAGAGTAGGTAGCACCTGACTTGACGATACTGATTCCTTTATCTAACTTATAAAAAGAAAACAGTCTTCCTCCACCAGCAGGACCTTCTCGCACCGTTGGTGTTCTGAAGATATATTCAGTCATTAGTCCTCCTTAATGGACTCACCATCAGGCAGGGTTTCCCCTGCCCGACAGTCAATCAACTAGGAAGCGATTGAGGAACCGGTTTCAATTCGGTACAAAGCATCTTCGCGGTAGCGAGCAAAGCCGAGTACGCCGTACCAGCCCATTGGGCGGTGACGCATCAACTTGTCAACTACTGGTCCGACTACTACGTGTGGCTCTTCGGCAACAGCCTCGGCCAATGCTTGCTGACCCGCAACGATTGTGCGGTAGTTACGAGCAGATGATGCTCCGTCAGTAGCGTTGTACATACGGTTGGTCTCAACAAAGTATGCACCTTCGTAGTTACCGATTTCTCCTGCCCAGATGTTGTTCTGGTCAGTTCCGTATTGGTGAGGTAGGAGCCAGCCTGCGGAACCTGTCTCAGCACGAAGGTCGTGTGAAACTTCTGGGTGAATACCGACCCAGTAGAGGTTGCCCTTGCGGCCCTTAGCATTTCCGGCACGCAACTTAGCAACAGCCTTGCGGATGTTTGCTGAGGAGATTGTGTCGGTTGCGTCAACAGTTGCTGTTGAGGAAGCGTTACCACCGTAGATTACGTTGGTTCCGCCACGAAGTGTGGTCATTGCTACCTTGTCAATAGAATCAGCAAGGTTGAATGCAATGATATTTGCAATCGCTGGGTCTACATCAGCAAGGCTGAAGAGTTCCAACGCACGAGTTACGAGAACAGAATTTCCGTACTCAGCGAGAGTGATGCTGATTTGAGTTGGAGTTGACAGTGCAACTGCATCTGGGTCAGTATCCTCTGTAAGAGCGGAAGTTGCTGCGGTTAGGTCAACGTACTTCTGTAGAACTACGGTTGAGCCTGGGATTGCTTGGCGAGCAGGACGCTTATCTGCGACAGAACGGATTAGTGGTTCTGAGCGGAGAGCGAACTCAAGAAGGCGGTCATACGCCTTTTGAACTAGACCTGCCGACCCAACTGTTCCACCTAATGAGGCAGAATCTGTTGATGTATAGGCATTAGCCATTTGTTTAGTCTCCTAGACTATGAACGGATTAGGACTGAGAGCGTAGGAAGGCCAGCAATTCGTCTGCACTTTGCGCATTGTCCAATTTCATTGCTAACTCATCTGCTCTCTCGGGCGATACTCCGCTTTGTGTGAGCACATCCTGCTGTCTTAAGGCAGCAAGATTCTGCTCCTTCTGCTCATCCTTGACTTGAGGTTGATAACCGATTAGGTCTCCATTTTCCTGGAGCCATCCATCCAGAGATTCCTCTGTGACATCATCTAAGTCTTTAAGGATAAGGCGAGAAGCCTTAGCGTTTATGCCCTTCTTTTCTAGGACTTCTTTGACGGTGCGCTCACGACGCTCCTTGGTAAAACTCTCAAGTTGCTCTGTGAGTTCCTTGATACGCTTTTCATCTGCTCGTTTAGCCTTGCGTAATTTCTTTACAAGGTCATCACCAGTCAGGTCTACTTCTGTATCTTGGTCTTCGTCTTCTTCATCCCAGTAGTTGTTGCTCATAGCAACCACCCTTTCTGTCGTTGTTGTCGCAAGCCGCAGTTCTACTCAGGGGAAAGTAGGCTGGCTCTTGCTACCAGTCTTATACACTGCGTGGGGCTGGTCGGTCCACGTCAGGATTCTAAAATGTACCGCCTGTTGTGCTACGCAATCCGGTTCTACTTATACCGCTTTGCCCAGCAAAGGTACCTATTTCACGCTCGGTAAGTTGTTTACGTTTACGTTGCGCTGATGCTAATTGATTAAATACTTCTTGTTCTGCTTCTGATTGTCCGTATTCATCTAGGACATTCTTATATATGCTGCTAAGTTTTGTAGCCTCAGGCAGAATATCTGCGATTGTGGCATAGCCACGTTGTGCTTGAGCCTGGGTTATGCCTTGTGATGCTAGTTGTTCGGAGACATTTACACCGGCTTCAAGCCCTTGACGACGTGCTGCAGTACCAATTTCGGCTGCTGCTACTTGACGTTCAATCATTGGGAACTGAGTATTCGGGTCAAGAACATAAGCAACCATATCCGCATTCGTAATATTGTAGTAATCACGCAATGTAGCAGATATTGCTGGGTCTGCATTCTGAACTCTTTGAACCGCAGTAGTTACACGGCTAGACAACTCAGCAGTAGAAACATCATTAGCAATAAACTGGCTAACATAATCATCTGTATCAAACTGCTTAAGCCCATAGGCTCTTAATATTTGACGATAACTATCCTCAAGACCTATGTAATCTCCAGGTGAAAGGTAAGCCAAACCCTTCTTAAGACGCTCGGCATTAGCCTTAAATCGCATTTTATATTCTTCAGTTTCTTGTAACTGCAAAGTAATAGTTGCTTCACTAGCACCACCAATAGCCAACTCTTTTATCTTTGGCACAAGACTTTGCAATCCATATTTAGAAAAAAGATTAGTTAAAACAGATATAGCATTTTCTGCTTTTTCTTTTCTAGCGGCTTCTTCTGCTGCTGCTTGGTCTATTTTATTTTGTGTTAACTGAGCAATTTGATTCTGTAAAGATTGTATAAGCGATAATAAAGCACTATTGTCTCCACCACTATCTACAACAGGTTTATCACCATCACCATCCCCATCCCCGCCAGGAGGAACATAACCGCCTTTATTGCGGTTAAGCCAATATCCTTGTATAGGGCGCTGGCGCCACTCGCCACTACTGCTACGATACCACTCAAAACCTTCTCTTGGTGGAGTAGATGGTCCTTGAATAATAGTTCCAAGCGTTCCCTTACTTGCCCCAGTAACGGCAACTGGAATGTTTGCTCCAGCAGCAAGCGCAAGTGTCTCTTGTTGTAATTTTTGTGCTGCAACTTGAGCAGGAGTTAATCCAGTTTTAGGGTCACGGACATCCAATGGGCTTGAAGTAACTAAAGGAGTCTTTGGTGTAGATGCCAAAGTTTGAACTTGTTTTTCTAAATTTTCAAGAGCCTCAAGACGGCTAGCAGTACTATCGGCAAGTTTCTGAATTGTAGATTTCTTTTTTTTCTTAGCCATTAGGCAAGCCTCATATCTCTAAGAACTCTAAGACCTAAACTATCAAAAGTTTCCCTGGCATTCTTTGTATAAAGCCATTGGTCTGTGCTTTTCACAAGTTTCTCTGCCTCCCACAATGGCATAATCTCTGGCATATTGGTTTTAGGATTTATCCAATTAACTGTTTGTTTAAAGACTGGATGGTCATTACCAACCGTATCTATATCTACCTCTAAGAAATTAGAAACTAACTGCCTATT